GACTGCCATGAGAATCCTAATGTTGGAATACAGTCGTAGACCTGTAACGGTCGTTCATTCGCGAGACGGATAAATGGCAAATATTCGGCTGGCGGATATCAGGAAGGCATGACGCCGGTCTCCATTGCGGCGCACAGACGTACCGCTCGAGCGCCCACCTGCCCGTACCAATCGCTGGCCTTCATGCCAGCCGCGGCCACTGCGTAGGAGCCGCGCTGCATAGCTGCAAGCGTATTTTTGAAGCCGAGCAACTTGCCGATGCCAAGGTTGAAGCACATGTTTGCAACGACGCGCTGGCGCACTTCATCAAGCTGGCGCCACCATGCAAGGTTGCGGTCAAGATTGGCGAAGGTATCGGCGATGTCTTGCTGAAGCAGTTGCGTGACCTGAGCGGGCGTGAGCGGGTAGGCCCAGTTCGCCGGCAATGGCTTGGCTTGCAAGTTCCTGCCAACGCCAGTGGTCTGAATGCCTTTCGAGTCTTTGTACGGCCAGTAACGCACGCCCTCATCGCGGCGCAGCTCGGCCTCGAGCAAAACGAGATTCACGGCTCACTCCTTTTGATGCTTCCTGCGATGCGGCCAGAACTTGTCTCTCACCAGGGCGAATATCTGCAAAATCGTGTAGATGATCGTCAGAGCCATTACCCAATCAGCCATCGGATAGCCGAGCAATGTCGCGCTCGCTACAGATACCGGGGGAAGTGATTTGACGGCGCTCGCAACGATGTCGCTGCGGGCAAGTTCTGCGGCCTGTTCGCCGATGGTCATGGGAAGCCCCGATACAAAAGAAAAAGCCACCCGAAGGTGGCTGTTGGTCGTGTTGTGGTCGTAAAAAAGCCGCCTCGGTGGGCGGCTTCGTTTTGATGCCTAGAGGTCCAACTCTTGTTGGCCGCCGAAGCGGTCGGCAATTTTGGCTTCGTATTCTTTTTCAGTCGCCGATGATTCTGCCATTTCTAGAACGCGGCCCATGTGCATACGGAGAGCTCTCGTGCCAACATCGTTGAGAAACTGGAACAGTTTCTTTTGCCGGTCTCCGTCCTGAGACTTCATGGCGCGGATCAGATCAAATATCTTCCCATTGCTCTTGGCTAGTGGGTAATAGATATGCTTTACCGTCAGGTGGCGCATTTGCCAAGGCTTGCCGCGAACGGGCACCGGGATCTGATAGAGGCGGTGCCATTGCATGTAAAGTTCGTTCGGAAACTCTTGCTCGTACTTCTTCGCCTCTTCCTGCACAAACGCTTTGAAGGCAGATATAACCTCTTCGACTTCTGGTCGATAGCCGGCCAAGGCATAAACGAGCCCCTTAATGCCGGCCTTCGAAGACGCATTTAGCAGAATTCGCGCGTTCGTGGCTATGTGAGCCTGATTCTTGGCAAGTGCGCCGTCCGAATCCGCAGCCAAAACTGCATTGCAGATGTCCATCAACAGAGCAACGTCGTATCCATTGACGTCCGCTGGAGGCACCCCCGCGCTCACGGCAGCCCATTGAAACTTAAGGTTTTTTTCGATTTTCGAGCGCAAGTCCGCGCTCAGGTAATTCTCCATGGCGCGGCTAGCCAAAAAGCGGGGGAAAGCATTCGCTCGCGAGGAAAGACCTAGGGCGACACCCATGCCGGTCTGGCTAATAACAGCCGTCTTTTGCTCGTCGTCTAGAACATAGCATTCGACATCAAGTCCGAATTGTTCTTTGAAGTTCCCCTTGTGCGTCGCCCTAGGAGGTTTATCGCCCCAACGAGCAAGAGCTCCTTTTCTCGCCCTCTCTTTTCTCCCTTCATCGCCTAGTGCCGCGGCAGTAGCGATGCCACCTTTCGCGCGGCCAGTAGCCTTCTTGGATGCGACGGGTTTCTTCTTATTTTCCATGCAAGCACTCCGGTTGTGGTTTGTGCTTGCATCGTAACTGCAGTCGCCGGACAAAGCAAGCATTTAACAACCAATTGTGCTTGCTTTATGACGTAACACTTTTCCTCAGAAAATCGTTGACAAGCGACCCATTGGGTACTTATGATTCGTTTCACTGAGCCGCGCACTTCGTGTGGTTCGCCACTCCGAAAGGAACGACATCAAATGAAGAACTCTCTTCGTGCGCGTTCGTGCGCAACTGGAACCGTCAATGAATTACGAGCCGCCCATCCCAGAAGACCTGGAGAGGTTGAAGGACGAACTGGGCAAGAGCAGCGGCGAGATGGCCGCATTGTTCGGGCTTGCCAGCGGACGCCAGTGGCGCCGTTATCTGTCGACGGACAAGAGCAACAAGCGGGATATGGGCATGCACATGCTCTTCTTCGCGATGGCGCGTCTAGTGCTGCCTCCAGAAGACATCGAGCGCGTCTTGGCTCGAATGCGCAAAGTCGGCGCCGTGGTGGACCTATTGGAGACCACTGGAGAAGAGGACTCGTCGCAGGACTGACCGCTTGCCTTGCTGCATGTGGCGGCAGTGAGAAGCCGGATCAGCAGGTAATTGCCAAGCCGGTCATTCCTGCAGTAGTTCTGCCGGCGTCAGTGACATCGGCGTCAGCGCCAGTAGCGACATCGGCACCCGCGAACGACCCCGCACCAGCATCTGAACCAGTTGCATCGGCTCCTGTTGCGGCGTCCGCTCCCCCGGTTGTCTCGCCGCCGACGCCTAAGCCCGTCCTAATCGAGATTCACGGCGACGATGCGATGTATGGTGCATTGCCACCGTTCTACGCATTCAACGCACAGAGCGAGCCTGCCAATACGCAGTCAATCCTGGAAGCGCAGTTCGGCAGCACAGTCACGGTCGACAACCGGGCCGAGGGCGGAACGGCAAGCACGTTGCTGAACATGATGAATGGCGTCGATGGTGGCGGCCCTCCGTTTGCGCAGCGCGTCCTGTCGTCGAAAGCGCAGATCGTGCTGGACGCGCATGCGGTCAACGACGACCTGGCGCAATCGCTCGGACCGTACGCGGATGCGCTGATAGCGTTCGTGCAATCCGTGAGGGCAGCGGGAAAGGTCGCGGTTCTTGAAGAGCCCGGGCCAGTTTGCGATGACAGTCGACCACACCTTGAGAACTACGTCTCGGTGATGGATAGTGTCGCCCAACAGTACAACGTTCCGATCGTGAGGCAGTACGAGTATCTGCAATCAGTCCCGAACCTGTGCTCGCACTACACGGCGGGTATTTTTCCCGATAACGCGATTTACGCAATAAAGGCTCAGCGGCAGGCTGCAGTGCTCGCGCCGCTCGTTAATGATTTAGCCTATAGATGAAAAATATCAGTCTGGCGTGAGCCTCATGTTCACGCCAGACGATGTCCCCTTTCCTAGAATTGCGCGAATGGCCAGTCGAGTTGGATCTTCAATAAACCTGAATCCTATCCACGAAGCGACGATCAGGATTGCCACAAAAGCAATTTGCTCGTACCACTGCGCAGATGGATAGGTTATCCACACGATATGATCATCAACGGCGCGCATTAGAAGCTGATGCAACATGTAGAGCGAAAAACTGATCTCGCCCAACAGTACCATTGGCCTGACTGACAACGCGCGAGAGATTGCCCCGCCTGAGAACGCGAACACGAAGATGATGGCGGCGAATGCCCAAACCATCGGTTCGCGCTTCATTTGTTCATGCCGTAACAACATCAGACCGAGTGCGGAGAGCGTGAGAACTGCAATCTCTAGCGAGGTCCACGCGGAGAACGATAGGTCAATTTTCTTAACTCGCGAGAATCCAAGCCCAGCCCCGATGCCAGCCAAATACGAGAAGATGTAGAAATACGGCGAGACGAATAGCACCCACCACCATGTGCTGTGAATATCGTTGTGCATCAGCGGATAAAGGCGCGCCTTTAAGGTCCAGAGAATGGCCCCAGAAACGAATGACAGCGCGAAACACGAAGTTGCGCTTCGGCTAATCCCTGTGCATCGAAGTGCGGCAAGAATTGCGGGCGTGAGCAGGTAGAAGAATAGCTCTACTGATAGTGTCCAAGCCACATAGTTGTAAGTGAACGAATCCCCAGGAAACCACGAGTTAAGAAGTAGAGCGGTGGCAACAGTGTGTAGAGGCGAATAGCTCAGCCCCTCATAGAGCATGATCGGCACGGAGAGGGCCATGCATGCCAAATGCATGGGGAATATGCGCGCAGCACGAGATGCGTAAAAATGACCGATCGCGGATGCTGTCGATAACCGGTTCTCGTACTGATTCGAAATAATGAATCCTGACAGCACGAAGAAGAAGGTGATGCCAAGCTCGCCAACCACAGACGGAAATCCGATGTGGTAGATGACCACGCTGGCGGCGGCGAAGAACCGCAAGGAAGTAAGGGGCCGAATCATGTTTCATCCTGATTTATCAGGAGATTTTAGCCCCTTTTCGAGAGTCTAGTCTCCTTCATCGTACGCGTCTGGCCCGGATGACTCCGGATGCGGTCATTGTACTTGTCCCGAAGGTCGGAGTGCCGACAAGGTAAATCGTTGTTGCCGATGCAAGCGAGTAACGCGTCGTGGGTATCGGGGTTATTTCGACTTGTCCAGTGAAAAAACCGTTCGCAGGCGCAAGAAGAACGGTAGCGTCGAACGTTCCGTTTGTGGCTGACGTTGCGCTGGTGCTGGCACGAAGAATAGAAATCGTAGTCGTCCCGGCCGGATTCCATTGAATCCCTCCAGACACATCCCAGTCACCCGCAGTCAATGAAATGCTAGTAATATTGACAGGCGTGGCGTTTGTCATGCTAACGGCAGTTCCTGTAGCAGAGACATATTCTCCGACATTGCCGGCACTTGCGTTGCTGTTTGTAGTCACTCCGACGATACCAGCACTTGGGGTAATGGGCTGCGAAGCGGTCACGCCGGTCGTCGTAAGAGTCAGTTGAGCGGCATTGTTCGATCCCAATAAGAGCGACGCACTATTGTGCGTCATGCATTCACCGTATGTAGACCCGTCGGTCGCGCAATAGAGTCCCAAGCCGCCGTTCGAATTCAACTCAATTGCCGAAGTCCCGGCGCCGGAACCCCCAATCACAGCATAATGGTTCGCCCCGAGAACTTCGGGTGCCGCACCAAAGATCGCATTGCCGCTGGAGTTCAGAACGAAGTTCGGCGCATTGAAATAGTTGGTATGTGAGCCCGATCCAACCTGAATTACGTTCGCGCTATTGCTATCGTCTTGGACAGAGGCCGTTCCAAAAGAAGTGCCAGTGTCTCCAGGTGTGACGACGAAATGCAGCCCGATATCGGCGATTCGGTTTAGGGCAATGCCTTCCTTCCACCAATTTGATCCGTTGCTGGCCGTCGACCATGCGGAGTAGGCCGCCGTACAGTATTGTGGGCCTTGGCAATAGACCTGCTGACCCTCGATTGGGTAAGTACCCACCGTGGCATTGAATGCCCTGTTGGTTGGGGTCCATGATGCCGAGCCATATACATCAATTTCCTGCCCTGTAACCGGGCCATTGACGTAATCGCTAGTAGAGCAACCTTCTGCGCTGCCGCACAGCCCCACTAAGAGATTCTGCGCCCACAGGTTGAAACGGTTGTTCCCGTTCGTCACCGCCATCGTCGAGGCTACGGTATCGTTCGCTGCTGGCGTGGCGGTGGGATTGTTCCCGATCCAGATTTGCTGGCCAGAGTTATGCCCTGCCGCCGTGCTTCCATTCGGATTCTGCCAGATGAAGAGGGGTGCCCGCGTGCCCGGCGCGTACGTAGCCTGATAGGCGGCATTCATTCCGGTGAACGATGCGGCAGCCGGGGTCGTCCCGCCGATCGCCGGAGGAGACGCAAGATAGCTTGAGAATCCCGTACCACTCACCGTGCCGGAAGCAGATAGAGCCGTGAACGCGCCAGTGGAAGCAGTCGTTGCGCCAACCGAGGCGTTATTGATCGAGCCGCCGCTGATAGACGGACTTGCGATCGTCGGAGACGTGCCGAGAACGGGCGCACCGGAGCCAGTGACTGCGTTTGCCAACCCCGCAGCCACACCGGTCCCGAGGCCAGCAACGCCAGTTGCGATCGGAAGCCCAGTGCCGTTCGTCAATGTTACTGACGACGGCGTACCCAGGTTGGGCGTAATGAGCACTGGCGAATTCGACAGTACAGCAGATCCAGTTCCGGTCGAGGAGGTGGACCCCGTCCCGCCATTAGCAGCCGACAATGGATTCTGAAGCGTGAGGCTATTGAATGTCGGAGACGGGAAACTCTGGGCGAACGCTATCATCGGCACGAAGAGCGCCGCAAAAAAGATTTTCTTCATTTGTCTTTTACGAAATGGAAACTACGCCGCCGTTATTCCAGACGACACCAGGTGTAGTAGGCTCGACCGTTGGCAGATTGTTCGCCCACACTGCGGAGTTGATAATTGCGGCGAGCATGGAAATCGGCATCGTGCATTTCGCAAGATTGCCGTTCTGCAACTGATGAATTGTTACCAGTTCGTTGCCGGTCAGCGGTTGAGGAAGGCCGTGTATTTCCATGGTCTCTACGACACTGTCGATGCCGTTCCAAATTCATAGATGGCGATATACCCACCACCGCCTTCGCCGCCCGCAACTGCGGCACCTGCTACGCTTGCTCCGCCTGATCCGCCCTGACCAGGCTGAGTTGCTGGGTTGCCCGGCTGCTGGCCGTTCACTCCATTGGATGTGGAGCCAGAAAAGATCGGTGAAAGGCCGCCGCTACCCGATAGAATGGCGGCCCCAGAGGGGAACGACATTCCGGGGAACCCAGCGTTTCCGATCTGAGAAGAAATCAATTGCTGCGTTGTCGAAGAGGTGGGCAATGCGAAGGTTGTGCCATTTACTGAGGCGGTAGCGGTGGGTCCGAATACTTGCCCTCCCGGACCTCCACCGGCAGTGGCATAGCCGCCGAATACAGTCGGGCCGCCCGATCCGCCCGGCTGGCCCGCCGCACCGGGGATACCACCAGCGCCGATGGTTAGAGGAACAGTGGAAATCCCCGTCAAGTCGATAACAAACTCGATTGCGGAACCCGAATGGCCACCGCTGCCGTAACCGACTTGGCCCGCACTGGATGCTGGTGCGCCGCCTCCGGCTCCGCCCGCAGCGCACATCCGGACCAGCGCTTTTGTAGCGCCAGCAGTCTTCGTGTAAGTGGCGGAGCCGGGAGTACCGAAAACCTGCAGAGCCAGAAATCTGCCATTCGCTTGGAAAGTCTGAAGCATCGACGCCATTTGGCCGGCAGTCGGCGGGCTAAACGCATAGTCTCCCGTCAGCCATGCGAGCGCCGCAGTTCCTTCTTGAGCGCGGTTTACTGTCAGAGTTGCATTCGATCCCGAGATCGTGATAGCCGTCGCATAAACAATCTCATAGTTCTGCCTGGTGGCGGCATCATTGAGTGTAACAACCAGCATTGAACCAGCAGGAATGGTTGTGGGTAGATTTGCCGTGCTGGCCAGGGTGATTGTGGTTGCTGAGGTCGAGACATTCCCCGCCAACGTCGTGTTGACGTTGTTGGCGAAAATAAAGGTAGGCAATTTTTTACCCCGCAGAGATGCTTACTAGGCCGCCGTTATTCCAGAGCTGGTTTAGGTTGTGCGGATTTGATGTGGGAAGCCCTCCGCCTCCGATGGAGAGAAGGGTTGCGGCTGTGATGCTCCCGAAGAAGACGGGCGATCCTGAGCCTGAGCCCCCAGGAATGACGCTAACCGTTCCACCGTTGTACCAAACTGCACCGGGGGTCAGTCCAGTCGGACTTGTTGGGTAATTGAGCGGAGCGGTCATCCATAAGACACCGCCGTCATTCAGGAAATTGACGTTGACAAATTCAAAGTTGTACTGAAAAGGAACAGATACGAGTCTTCCCGTCAGCAGCTCCTGAAGGGCAGTGAACACTGAATCTTCAAACGAAGTGATCGTGAATGTATTGCCCGATACAGAAATCGAAGGCGGATTGTTTAAGACTTGCGCATCCAATCCGCCCGCCCCATTGATGAAGCGATTAACACGATTCTTGAGCCACCCTATCGTGAACATCTGTCCGTCGCCGCGGTACAGATTCCAGGTCATCATCCGCTTATAAATGTCGTCGGATGCAAGAGATGATGCCCCAGACGACGATCGGGCAAGGCCGTCGTAAGGGAACGGGTAATCGTTGTATGGAGCGGAATTGTATCCAGCCTGATTAAAACTTGTCTGGTTTGATAAAACCGGCCTCGGAATGTTGTAGACTCCGAGCCCAATCCAGTCAAGCAGAGGTCCAGATACTCCGGGAGACGTATAAAGACCGAGAGGGGTGTTGCTGAACCAATCGAGATACCCTTGCGTTAGCGAGTTATACGAATCGACGAAGGCTTGCAGGTTCTCATCGTCGGAATACTCTTTGTAGAGGTAGCTCGGGATTGTCTGCTGAAGAGGCAGAGTCGAGAACGATTCGATCTGCATGCTTAACCCTGGGTGATAGTGACGCCGGCCGAAGAAGTCGAGAAATACGATTCGGGATCGCTCGGGACTATGCTTGTGCCTGCCGCTGGACTTGCAGTCACTCCGTTAATCGTCACCACGAACTCAAGCGTCGTCACGTTCTGCGGCGCAATAACTGACGAGACCGCGTTTTGAAACGCGGACTGCATCTCGAGGATGTTAATTGGCTGGCCCACATAAATGCTGTTGATGTACGACTGTATCGCGGGGGCTGCAAGCTGCGCGACCGATGTGCCGGCCGTAAAACTCGGTAATGTTGTATTCCATGTGACAGCGACTGTTACTATCTGCTGCGGCGGATTGACGAACGTGACCGAGTACGTGTCAGGATTCTGGAACAAGGAAACGGAGATGTTCCGTGGGTTGGGCGCCAGCTTTGCTCCGCTACTGTACGCGCCGAATCCTGACCCATTGGTCGTCGTCGTGATCGTCGTTGCCGTGACCGATGCGACCGTGTATGTCAGGTTGTACGCACCGGGGGTAGCGCCTGTGACCGTGACCGTCTGCCCGACCTGATAGCCATGAGTCAAATTCGTCGTGATAACAACCGGATTTGCGGCCGTCATGGCTGTGACGGCGAGCTGTGATCCCTGAAGAACGGCGATATCCGGAACGCTTTGCAGGATTGCCGCAGCAACCGAAAAAGCATCCCCGCCGCCGCAGACGATTTGCCATCCGCCAGATAGTTGATTGATCGAGACTAGGCGAGCCTGAACGCCAGTAACCTTTTCAAGCAGGGTCTTTACATATGCAGGCGTTCCAGTAGAGGCCACGATGCCAGCTTGCAGGACCCGAGCGCGGTAATCTTGCGCGCTCTCCGCCGACGTTGCTGACGTGCCTGCCTCGGGATTGGTGACGGTGACGGCGTAGGCGCTAGGAACCGACGTCACGAGCTGATTGACGGTGTCAGCCGGGATGGCGAACGTTCCGCTCGTCGTGGCGACGGCATACAGTTGCGGGCTAGTACCGCCCGTTTCTATGACACCGCCGTCCTGAAGCGCATACTGGTTAGTGCCGTCACCAACGACGAAGCCTCTCGGAAAAACGTATCCTGCAGGACCGGAGAATTGCACGAAAACGCTTCCGTTCGCGCCTATGCCTTGAGGAATCCCGAACTGCGCGCCGAGCTGCGCCAGAATGAAAGCGTTCGCTCCGTAGGGGGTAACACTATTTATTGCGTCGACCCGCGCTTGATCAATAGCTACAAGGGCACCGGTATCCGTGCCGGCGACGTCGTCGATCAGAGAACCCGGAAGGTTGGCCGTATATCCCGGAACCGTGTTCGCTACATACGTGATCAGATTGTCATACAACGTTGCAACCGGAGTTGGTTGCGGGCCGGACGTGGTCATCACCACTGGGATAGACGTGGAAGATGTGGTCATGTCGCGATGGTGGAATTGATGATGGCGCCGCTATGGCACACGGCGTTCACGTTGTAGACGGGCGGGAAAGAACCCTGCACGCGACTGATGGTGAGCGATGCGAAGTACTGGGAAAACTGCGTCTGCGTCTGCATAACGTAGTAGTCGGGCAGAACCTGCGTGACGATCGTCTGGTACTGAGGAATGCCGTAGTTCGCGTAGATCGGACTCTCGCCAAGATTCAGCTTGAGGCATTGCGCGAGAGTGGTTAAATAGCAATTGTCAGAGTAGCCGTTGCTGTCAGTCTCGACCGTCACCCACGTCTTTGAACCGTCCGCGTTGGTAACTCTTCCATAAGTGCGCATCCTGTACCTCAAGGCCTATGAACTCTAGGGGATGTTTGTTTGACTTCTTTTTGTTGCATGGCGGGCACGCAAGCTGGATATTCCAATCCTCGTTTGGACCACCAAGATCTACTGGGATGTAGTGGTCTAGGTCATACCCGCTTAACTTCAGATCAGAATAGCAATAAGGGCACCGGCAACCCTGTTCGAGCATGAGGACATTCTCGAGCCCCCGGCTTAGTTGGCCGCCGTTGCTCCTCTTCTTTGCCCGATAATTTTGCGTGTAGTACCGCTGGGCCTCCTCATGCTTCGTCAACCAGTTGTACGTAGCTCGCTTAGCGAGACCTGGGTTTTCTTTGCGCCATGCCGCGATCCGAGCAGCGCTAGTCTTTCGATAGTCGGGGTGGCTACCGAGATATCTCTCTACAGCAGTCCTGACAAGATCTGGGCGTTTCTGCCGGTGCGCCTTGCGTTGCCCCGCTAATTGCTCTTTTGTTCGATTTTCGACGGCCCACGCCCGACTCTCTTTCGATGCACACTGCTTGCAGCGTGCCACATAGCCGCACGGCCTATCTTTCCGACGAGTGAACATCGATAACGGCTTCAGTTGGCCGCACCTGGTGCAAATCTTGTTTTCCACGATTTCATGTAGACACTGTTTTGGTGTCTAACTAGTATGGGGCGACACGAGTATAGTGTCAATTATTGACACGAAAACGGTGACACTGAATGACGGAAGATGACCGCTACACCAGAATTACCTTGCGCATCCCCAAAGAACTGCATGCCCAGCTTCAAATTGCGTCTGAGGAATCCAGCAAATCAATCAACGCCGAAATCATTGAGCGCGTTCGACAATCGTTTAGCGGTGACGCAGACCATTCGCGTCAAATCCTGAACAGAATCAGCGTGATCGAGGCGTTGCTAAAAAAGAAAATCAAGTGACCTACCCGCCGAGCTTCTTCGCGCACGACAACCTGCAAAAAATGTCCCGCGACTATCTGGTCCTCGTTCTATTCCTGCGAAGTCGATCCGAGGCGCTACCATGGGCCATGGAAGTGGCCAGGCGCGCTCCGCTATTCGCAGAGCGAGACCTGGAGACTCTTAAGATTCATGTGGCGGGATTTTCTGCGACGTTTGACGGCGCCACTCAGGCTATGGATCTGATCCATTACGTGCGGGGCTGGCGAGGTACTCACTTCTATGCGCAGGGGCGCATGGTTATCGGAGAAATGGAGCCCGCATTCGAACTTGAAGCGGTGCTCAAGTGCTTTGCCGACTCTTGCGCTGCTCGAGACTACCGGGCGCACTGTTTCAGGATGGTCGATGACCCATTCAATCCGTTGGCACCGTGCCGGACGTTCGACCACGTGGCGCCATATTTCAGGCACTACGAGGCTGCGTCAGAGGAGGGGGCGTTTGTCTTCCCTTGCAGGCATATGCTGCAATGGTTTCGACCTCAGCGCGGGCATCCTGCGTCCATACCCAACCAGATTCAGGCGGAAGGCGTAGCGCGACACTGCGACGTATGTCCGCGGTTCAATCCCGACGACTTCGGGGTACTTAAAAAGGAAAGCGAATAATGCGAAAACTAATGATGCTGCTCGCTATGATTTCATCCGGAGCCAATGCAGCAGACCTGGCCGGCATACCGCAAAACTGTCAGGCACCGCTCGCGCATGACATGGAGATGGCGAACATCCCATATTTACTGGAGCTCGGACCGAATGCCGCCCGGATCAAGTCGATAGAAACGGCAGCCGGGACACCGGCCTATGAGTATTACCCGGGCCTGTATCGCATCGACTGCTATATCACGGTGCATTGGAGCAACGGCACTGTCGATTACATGCACAAATTCAGCGTGTGGCAGGACCGGTACGATGGGCTGAAGGGTTCCTACACGCGCCGCTAGTTGATCGGCGGATCGGTTTGAACCTTGGCTCCAGTTCCCGGGAAATAGCCGTGCGTGTGGTTCTCGTAGCTCTCGCCGTTGATCTGCAGGCCAGACCCGTTAAGAACGATGGTCTGCGTACCGTAGGTCATCGTAATTCCAGCCGCATTGACGACCAGTGACGTGGTTCCAAATGTCAGGGTGACGCCCGTTTCGTTGACAACTGCCGAAGATACCCCATCGGAAGTACGGACGATTGCTCCGTTCGGGCCTTCAATCTGCGCAGCGTTCGGGTCATCGGGACCGGAACCTGAGTTGCTGATCGGGACAAAAACTAGAGCACTTAGATTGCCCGGACGCGTCAGCGTTGCAACGCCACCTCCCAACCCCGAAACACCCCCAAGATAAGCGTCCGCGGGCATCGTGACGCCCTTGTCGCCAACCTGTGTCGGCATCCTTATCCACGGGCTCTCGGCCTTTGGGATGGTGATGTTCGGCAGAGTGTACGGGGAAGCATTGACCTCGAAGGCCACGGTGACAATCGAACCAGTGACCTTAACAACCCGGCAAGGCAACGCACGACCGAGATTCTCGATAGCCTGTTGGGCGCGGTTAATCGCGGTCTGGTTGGCGCTTCGCTGAACCCAAAGTTTCGCGTAATTTTCTGACATCGTTTAGCTCGGAAGGACGATGCAGTTCGCTATCGTTGACCATTGCGCCGCGTCCGCTGACCGGAAGTTTCCGATCTGACGCAATTCCTGGACGATGAAATTGTTCTGGAACGTCGCTTGATACTTGATACTTGATGGATAGGACGCCGCAGTCGTCTTGATATAGCCGGGCGCGTTTTGCAGTCCCTCCGGCATCTTCACGATACCGCCCATCCGAAGATCGGCGCGCGCGACCATCTTCGTCTGAATCGTGTTCACGCCAATCCACGTCGGCTGGCCGACGAAATCATTGAAATTCAATTGGACTGCACCCGGCTTATAAGTGCTGTCGTAGACAACAATTTCGCCAGCCTGAATTCCGATCGTCACGCGATTGTCAAACACGCCTTCGGTGATATCGCCGACGACCTGAGCCAGTTGATCCAACGTCCCACAAATATGTGGCTCGTCGTGGCTTTGCGCGAAATCACCGCCGATGTTCATCGACACCGGAAACCCAGGGTACGCTACGGAAAACGTCTGCTTCAGTGCGTCCGCGAGAGACATGCCGGCGCTCCAGTCGAGCAGGATGTTGCCTGGATTGTCGACTGTGTAGATACCCGGAATTACCACGAAGTCGAGCGTTTGGTCTACGCCCTCCCAGTTGCCGAACGACTGATATATCGTTCCCTTGAGGATCGTGCCAGCCTGTGACGGATTGACCAGCGGTAGGCCGGCGCGCATGCCCGCTTTTAGCTCCAGCGTCATACCCGCGAATTGCTGAGCCTGCGTCAGATCCTGAAGCGGGATGCCATACACCGTAACAGTTGACGCACCGCTCGGAATTCCATACGGACCTATCAGCGCGTCATACTCGATGTTCAACGCCGCGGGGTCGAAGATATTGTTCGGATGAGACGCATATGTGCGAAAGGGCGTCGTGCTGCCAGTCGGAGTGATCGCCAGGGAATAGTATCTGCTCACGAACTAACCTCAAAATTACCGGTATCCGCCCGATAAAGCAAAGTGCTCGACGTGAATAGTCCCGGTGCCAACAGAATGTCGTAGCCGAGCGGAGAGCCCACCAATGCGCCCGACCATATCGCCGTACCGGATTGGTCCACCAATGCAGCAAACCAGCGCTGGCCAGCAATATTCCATGTCACTATGAGTTGATAGCTGACATTGTCGAGCGTCACCGTAGTGGAGAAGGGCGGTGACGCCGCGTTGTTCGGTGAGAAGGCGATCAGCGTAGTGCTCATAGCGGAGCGGACAGATATTGATTGACGACGCCCGTCAGGTTTGTGACGTTGGATACAGCGTTCTGCGCAGCCGTCCCGACCGCGGTCGCCGCACTAGACCAGATGGATGTCCCTGCCGTCGTCGATGGCGTTACCTGCGCTCCCGATGACAACTTGCTCATCAGCGAGTTGTAAGCGCTGTTCGCCTGCATCTGCGTGACCAGCGGCTGGACGAAATCCCATTGCGCCTCAATCTGCTGCTGCTTCCCATTACCTCCGGTAGTGTCCGTTACCGACTGCAAAATACAGTTCGTATAGATGTACCAGGGCGTTGCAATGTGATAGAGCCCGCCAGCCGCATTGTGCGCAACCAGTGAGTTTTGCAGTGAGGTCCAGATGGCTAACTTCGTTAGGTATCCCGCCGTGTCCTTCACTGGCGCGATCATTTTCAGCGAGATCGTCAGCGGTTGCTGGATGGTTGAGTTGGCGGCTACTGCCTGATTGGCAAATGGGTATGTGGCGATCTGCTGATTGATCAGGGTCGACCCAGGAATCGGCACATATGTCGCGAAGAAATCGTCCGTCGAGATTCCGCTTGTCAAGGCACCTTGCAACGCCCCCAATGCCTGACCGCCGAGAGCAATGATAGGCAGCATCCCGCCGAGCGTACTTGACGCGATCCCGCCAACCAAGATGATTGGACTTTTCTGGAATGCGAGGTCGTACGTGGACCGGAACGCGTCGGTTATTGTGCTCATATCAATGCTGCGCTGCGTTCATTGAGGTCGCGACACGGGCGGGCGTCGAGTTGGTGATGTTGATGTTGATGTTTTGGCCTTGTCGCAGCATCTGTTGCGTGATCTTCGTGATGTAGTCACGAGTCTCGCGCGGCGTATGCGATTCCCAGTTCTCGCCGTTCTTGGCAATGTCTTTGTCGAGATTGCCCATACCCCAGTTGTATGCAGCGAGGGCTTTGCGTACATTCCCACCGTAGCGATTCAGTAAGAAGGTGTCGTAGCGACCAGCAGACTCTTGCGAGTCCTTCAGATTGTTGATGTCGCCGCGCCCCCATTCCTTCCACGTATCAGGCATGAACTGCATCGGTCCCCTCGCGCCCTTTGGGGATAACAACTTCTTTCCCCGAGCGGATTCCGCCGTGTACTGAGCGTCGATAATGCCGGCCAGCGTCGGAGCATTCAGAGTCCCCATTGAGCCCGAACCGGACCCTGAAAAAACATTCTGTAATCCAGGAATCTTGTCACGCAGCCAATAACCGGCTGTCGCCAACCCACCAACGACTCCGCCCTTTTGGGCGTCAGCGCGAGATACGGGGGCTCCCTGCAACGCGTCGATAACCGCCTTTGCTTCCGGGCCTGCGACCTTCAACAGATTGACGGCGGCGGCCGATGCTGCGTCGCCCATAGTCTTCAACTCAGGGGACATCTGAGCCAACTGTCCGTTGAACTCATTCATGACCTGAGCCCAATCGGATTTAAGCGCCGCTTTGACGTCGGATGCCTGGTCGGCTGTTCCCTGGTCCACCTCATTGCGCTTGGCGTCGGCTATTGCCTTCTGCTGGGCCTTCATCCAGTCAGAGTCGCTATAGCTCGCGCCGGTGCGCAGTTGCTGCAGCGACAGTACATCCGTGAAGCCGTATGCTTGCGCCATCGACGCCGCCGGCATGCCCGACTTCTGCCACTCGCGATACTTGCCGCTCGCTGCTCGAGCGAAGTCGAACGTCAGTTGTTCGGTGTCTTCGTTCTGGATCTGCTGCGGCGTCAGCCCAGCAGCCATGAACGCGCGCCATTTGGAAACATCGCCCTGTGCGTTCGCGACATTGCCAAGGTCCGATGCGCCCAGCCCGAACTTCTCGAAGTTCGCACCGAATGCCTGCGTCTGTCCGATGCGAAGGCCCAGCCCGCGGGCCTGAAGGTTTTGACCCGCGAGGGCGTTGGTCGACGCAAAAACTGCGGCAGGAAAAGACAGTAGCGAACCACCAATAGCTCCCAACTTCAGGAGCACGCCGCTCATCTTCGCGATGTCCTTGTGAACCTCTTTCGAGAACTTCGCCATGCGGCCCATCTGAATGGCGCCGTCTTTTGTCTTGGTGTTGAACTTGTCCTGTGCGCCGGTTGCCTTCTGCAGACCTTGGGTGATCGCATTTGCCTGAATGGCCGCGATCATCAGGAATTCTTTCGAGATCCTGGATGACTTGGAGAAGTCCTCCATACCAACGCCAGCTTCGTCGATAGAGCCGGTGACCTTTGCCCAGTCCTCGGGCATGCTCTCGAGCTTCTTCTGGTAATCCGTGAAGAGCGCGTGAAACTCGCGAAACTGCGAGTCGTTCAGCTCAATATCGACGATTGCTTTTTGCGTCATGCGGGTCGCTTAAGCGCCTCAATCAGGTATCTCTGGCGAAACTGCTGTGCCGTTCGATATGGGCTGTCGTATCGCTCGAACACCTCGCCAAAACCCTCTCCGGCAATGTAGTTCAGGATGGAATCGACGATGGTGTCTTCGTTGTAGGCGCGGCCTGCATCAATGTCGGCAAAGAGGCGAGGAATTCCGTAGGCGTGGATGATGTGATCGACGCACCCAGAAATTCGGCCGTTCCCTTCGCTGACGTTGCCCGGTCCGCCTTTCTCGCCAGCGCATAGTGAGATGTAAAAAAAACAATGCCTGCCGTCGCCTCCTCCCAATCTTCCGAGTCGATCTTTCCGCTTGAGATGGCTGTCTCTACGGGAAGTTGGTCCCACCCATGCAGGCCCGGGCACAGGATGGTCGTGAGGCGCTTGAATTCGGCGAATAGTGCTTCCCAGATGTCATCCTGAACATTGCCTTGCTCGTCGACCATGCCAAGGGCCGCAGCCTCCTTGCGACATTCGTCCTTGAGCGTGAGCGCCGCAATGCGAGGCCCCGCACTCATCAGGTAAGCCGCCCCCTTGCTTTGAAGTGCGGCTTTCGTCGAGGCGAGAACACGGTAGTGCTGTTCGAAGATTGCCCGGGAAATCGGTACGTGGAATGCGTAGATGTGAACCACGTCTTCCGTGACATCCTTCGTCACGGGCTTGCCGTCAACTTCCTGTGTGACTTTCCGGGCAACTCTTTCTGTCACCACGGGCAACACGAGGTTCCGCCGTTCGTCTATGCGCATATCCCTGTTCCTTTAAACGACTCTTGCAAATTCGCCATGCAGGTCGCCAGCGGCCTGACAATATGCTTTATGAGCATCGCTGGCGGATTCGAATGTCCCCAGATACACAGACGTGCCATTGCAACGTATCCGGGCTGACCATTTGTTGCAGGTTTTATCCCAGCTGACGCCTTTATAACCCGATGTGTTTCGGCAAGTTTTGGGGCGATTTTGCATATTCCCTGCGAGCCCGCACATCCGCAAGTTTGCTTTCTGGTTGTTTAGCTTGTTTCCGTCGATATGATCAACGGTGGAGGGGTCATGCAAATCTATCCCCAGAATATATCTATGCATGGGTAGCTTGTATTGCTTTCCAAGACCATCCTTGCGCATGAAATTTCTGGTTGCATAGCCCTTTTTGCTGGCATGCCATTTGAGCGAGGCAATGCGATCGAAGTCCTCATCATCAACGAGTGCTACTAGGCCTCGCGTGAGCGGTATTTCTTTCATGGTGCAATCCTTGAACAGAGGATTATCGAACGAGAGAGGGCACGGCAACCCTTGTTCAAGGGGCTTTCGGCCGCTAAGCCTAGCCGTGCGCAACGATTGTAGCGTTAAGTGAAGGACCACAACGCGCTGTTTATCAGGAACGTCCCACGCAAGGTCAAGCGGACAACGGGGTCGGTGCCATCGAATGCGCCCGGCGAAATCATGCGAATGCCGGTGTCGTTCAGGGTAATTGCCGGCCATGCCGAGGTATCACTGTGAATCGTCACGTCGCCCAGCACGCTCGAGTCTTGTGACTGGGCAAGCCAGTTCGCCGCGAGAGCCTGCGAACGAAGCAGACCTACTGTGATGGTCGCCATCACATACGGCTCGGGCGAATTGACCACGCCGGTTGCCGTCTCGATCTGCTGATTGAAGTCGCCTTCGAATTCAATATGCGCGAACGACTTTCCCATGTACTGGGCCGTGATGTTCAACGTGGGAAAGGCCGCCACTACGACGGAGCATCGGACGCGGTTTAGCGGACCCGCATTGAGATAGGGATTTGCCATGGTGCGTCCTTAAGCCACAAACTGCGTAGCGTCGAGTTGAAAGGTGATCGAAAGGAATGCGTTCTGACCAACCACCGTCGCTGCGAAGCCGTTGTAGATGCCTGCGTTGTAATCGTTAGGGTTATCCGTTGTGTAAGTCGCAAACGGGACTGCGGTCACAACTGCGCTGAGCGCACAGCCGAACTTGACGGCCGAATTCGCCACATTCTGCGCAACGGCGAGCAGCGTGTTAATGCCGTTCTGGTCATAGAGCAGCGGTGGGTTGCTGTTGGAGCCGTTGATGATTGCCGCGGCGAGCGCCTGCTTGACCTGAATGCGGAACCAGTCGATGCCATACCACCAGGCAGCCTGTTCGCCGTCCATCGTCGTGCCCTTGAAAACGCACGCGGTGGAAATGCCGCCCTCGGCGCCCGTCAGAATCAGGTTGCCGTAGTTGGTCAGAACCGTATTGATGCTGGTCTGGTTGCCGACCTGCGACCACGGCGTCACGCCGAAAGCGTAGCGATACGACATCGGCGCTAGAGGGCTAGCCGAGCCCGGCTTGTTGGCAAGCCAGTTATAGAAGTCCACCGACAATTGATGCTCAGTCGACGCCTTAGTGGGGCTCGGCACCTGCGCATACACTGCCTTGTTGTTGGCGTAGTTCGGCAGGTTCGAGACAGTGGTCGTAACGAAGAAATACGTCTGGCCGCTCGGGCTGTCGTAGTTCGCCGTCATCGTGTTCAGCGCGGCGGACGATGCTACGTCCCACGAAGCGGGCAGCAGGTATGCGTAGAAAACCTGCGGATTGCTGTTTGCCGTAATCCACGTTTGCAGGGCGGTGATTGCCGATGCTGCGGTTGTCTGCGCGCCGAGCTCCAGCACGTAGACGCCGACCGAATTTCCCTGCGCGAAGAACGTCGTTGCGGCATTGCTGATGAACCCGGCGTTCGACGGGAGATAGGTTCCCGGAACCGTCTCAGTGCCCGGATTCGTCGCGATGGCGAACGTAAATGTGTTCGCGCCCGTGACGGTTGCCACATACGTACCGTTGTAGGCCGCAGGAGTGGCGCCAGCAATTGTTGTCGTGAACGTCTGGCCGGTAGAAAGGCCAATCGTCGCCGTGGTGGTGGCTGTGACAGTGCCGCTCGACCAGACCATACCGGTCAATGCCAAGGGCGTCGCGAGCAGCGCCTGAACGGCGGACAGCGTGCCGCAATACTGGTAGGTGCCAGCAGTAAGAGTAGTACCGCCCGCCGACACAATCGCACCACTCTGCTGCAGTTGGGAGACGGTCGGCGCGCGCGTGACGGTCGTGTTGACCGTTACGATCGTCGGTGTGATGGTGGTCGCCATGTGGGCGGGCTCCGGCTATTAATCGAAAGAGACAGAAACTGCGCCGGCCGTACCCGGATCGACGACGATGCCTGTCAGGCAAGGAAAATCGAGAGGAACCACGGTCCCGGCGACGCCGGTTGCCGGACCCGCATAAATAAGATTGGCTGCGGCAGCAGCGCCGGTCGTTGCGCAGTCATAGACCTTGACTGCGGTCGAGTTTGCTGCATTGACGTTGACCTTGCAGATACGGCCGGCAGTGGCCTTAACTACGGTGATCGCGGTGATGTTCAGCTTGTTGCTGGAACCATTGCCGACGAGCAGATTTCCGCTCGCATCCATCTGGAGTTGCGAACTCTTGTTTGCTGCATTGAGCGCTACGTTTGCTTGAAGCGGGGCCTGGGGCATTTAAAGCTCCTGAAAAGAAAAACCCCGCTCGCGGCGGGGTGGAATGACTAGTCGGGGTGCCCCGCTAGGTAGTGATGGAGGAGAAGCCAGCCGAGAGAATCAATCGGCGCGCGATCGCATCGGATGTCGTCTGGAAATACCAGGCGTCGATGTCGAGCGTCTTTTTCATTGCGATCACGTTCAACTCGGACTGGGTCCGCTTGGCGTCTTTCAGCACCGGCGAATTTGCGAATCCAAAGTTGTCCGTGTTCAGCGAGTAGTCGATCAGCGAGGCATAGAACTGGATGGCCTGCTGATTGGTCAGCCCGTATAGCGTCAGGCGAACGCGGTCCTTGGCGAGTTGCGAGCTCGGCATATCGTGCAGAGGCGAGGCACCGGAATTCGGTACGGTCGTCCCTGGCCATACGTAGATCGGGAACGAAGGTGCTTCCGTAGCATCCGGCTCGACGTGCGCCACTACATAGGGCGGGACTACATTGGCCGGCACCAGATACGACGGATAGACTGGAAGCGCTGGTGTGCCCTGCGCCAGCCAGATCGGCAGACTGTTGGAGACAATCGGCCCGGTCGGCAGGTCTGCGGCACTGTCGATGAGCTGCGAAGCCAGCGCCGGATAAACGGCGTTGCCAACGTAGTGGTACAGGTTGGCTTGCTTGTAAAGCGATCCCCGTGCGTTGAACGAGAACCGGATACCGTCGATAGTCCCGATGAACAGGTCGGTCGGCGCCGCGGTGTTGAATACATCAATCTGGCTCAGGGCCGTAAAGACGATCCGGTTGACGTCGATCGTTTCGTCTTCGTTCTGCTGTTGATCGGTCACAAGGTGCAAAGACCCTTGGACCGTCTGTGTGACGCCGGTATTGACCCAGAAGACGTATCCGTCATCGGCAAGAATGGACTGGCTATACCGGGTGAACGTGACGGACTGGCTCTGCGATAGTTGATCGACGCCGGCCGCCAGCGTACTTGCCAACTGGCTCTGCGAGCCTAGCGATTCGGCGATAGATGGCATTAATCAAACCACGCGGTGAGCGTTGACCAGTAGAGTGACGTATCGATGAAAGAGGGCCGCCGAGGATTACCCTTGGCGTACGGGTGCTTCAGGCGGTGATTGACGCCGTTCAGCGCAGCCTGCGTTGGAACGCCCTCGATTCCCATATGCTCGATTTCCTGCATCGAGATGAAGTTTTTCATCATCATCGTGATGGACGATTCCGCGCCGG